AGCGCTACGGCCGCCCTGGTTTCCACACCGGCCACCGCCGCCCCAAGGACCGTTACCACCGTAGCCTGCGAAAGTGCTGGCATTCGTTTGACCGTCTCCCCCCGAGGTTCCGATCTGATTCCAGACAGTTCCTCCTGACGCTACGCCTCCTTCGCCACCAGCAGAGCCCATCGTACTGTAAAAATAACCGCCCTGACCGCCGCCAGCCTGTAGCAGGGTTTGACCATTATAACTGACAAGAGAGGTACCACCCGTCTGCTCCGGCCCACCCCCTGCACCAACTGTCACGTTCAGCGTGCTACCAGTTGTCAGATTAACGTCATAAATACCCGAAGCATCTCCGCCACTGCCGCCGCCACCGCCAGAAAATGATCCGTTTAGTGTCATTGAATTAGACGATGCGCCGCCGCCGCCGCCGCCCACAACACGCAGTTCCACACGAGACGCCCACACTGGAATAGAAAGCGACGTATTGATTGTGACAAGCTCCATAGGCTGCATAGCAGCGCGAAGCAAAGTCTGTGTTGCCAATTCAGGAATAGTTGGCCAGAAAACCTTCCCTGCCTGAGGCTGCACACCTGCAAGAGACGTAACCCCCTGAGGCACATTCAGAGTATACAGCGCAACGACTGCCCCACCTTTAGGAGCCGTTGGGGTATCCGTCGAAACGACAAAAGAGAGGCCCGCCCGTCTCCGTGTTGGTAAAGCATTTCCGTCATTATTTACGCCTGCCTGCGTCTGCGCGGGATTTGAGGCATTGAAAAACGGCAGGACGGTCTCGTCGACATCCTGTTCAGCGCAAAGAGCGAAAACAGTATAAGTCGCGCCTGTTCCTGGAACAGGCACCCTCACATCCTCATCAATTGAATACTGGCATGTTGTAGGCGTTGCATCCGCCTCATANCCNCCACCAGCNCCGCCCAAAAATGCAGCATCCATGGCACCGGATGTCGTGATGGAGCCTGCCCCGATTGTTACAGACAGATCTGAAAGAGAGGGTTTGCAGATCAAACCCGAAGCAGCTGTCACGTCGCGCCCGTAGAGCATGTCAGACAGGTGACCGAGCGCGGCCTTTCCATACCTTCCTACGCGCAGCAGATCCGTATCCATTGGAATTGATCCTGCGTATACAATTGCCCGATCCATTATTTGCTCACCTTGACCCAGCCGGTTATGCCGCTGGCTGCCGTTTTTTCGATTGCCTGATAAATCACGTGGGCATCAGCGGCATGCCCCAGCGCCGTTTCCACGAAGAACTGTCCGCCCTGTCGGCTGCCGTAGCGTAACCCTGCGCACCCATATCCATATCCCCCACCTCCAGCTGGAACCGCAGATGATGCCAATGCATGGCAATCCGCTGCATTCAGGGGTTCAAAAATGGTGGGAGCGACACCTGTAACCGACAATAGAGCGTTGAAAACAGCCTCGCGGGTGTTTTTTTGTGCCACCAGTGATGACACAATGCGGGCGCGATAATCTCTGTCCTGTTCTGATGTGCGGCGCGCCAAACCGTCTGGTCCAAAATAATCAGCGGCCAGCATATCCAGAAAAGGGCCACTCATCGTCATAAGGCGCGTCTGCTGCTGACACTCCTCCAGCAAAGTCCATATTCCAGCCAGAACGGCTGAAAATCCCCTCAGAACAGCGACAAGAACTGGTGCAGTTTCGTCCTCCAGGTCCTGAGGCGCGGATGGGAACCATCCAACAGGCAGGAGACTTCTCAATCTCGACGCAAAATCATCGACTGATCCGGGAACCACCCCCGTATCCAAAAGAATTTTCCCATCAGTCGCCTGAAGGACCACTTTCTGACGGTCGTACAATCTGGCCATGCTTCAACCTCCAGTCTGTTCTGGAGTCATCAGCGGGATACGATAATCCGTTCCATTGACGCTGATATGCAAAAAGCCCCCACCCACTGTTGCAGGCAGAGTGCCTGCAACATTCGTCACTGGGGAAGAAATTTGCAACTGTCCTCCCTCTTCCGGAAACAAACCAAGGTTTGACGATCCGTTTTCGCCACTTTGCACATACAGACCAGCGGCCTGAGTGCCTGCCCCAGGTTGGACCTGCAAAGTGTTGTTGGGTGCCACAGCACTTGCGACTGAAAAGAGTGTCTGTCCTTCAATATTGCTGAACAGAATTCCATTATCGACAAAGTCCTGTCGTACGCCCTTCGAACGCTCTGTCACGGTAGAGCGGACAAATGCTCCAACATTCCCTCCCGAGACCCCACTAACAACTTCCGGCGTGTGCCACTCCAGAGCATGATTACGCGCAAGAGACAGGGCGGAAGCATATCCATTATCTGTCCCGTTGGTGCCGCTTAAAGCAGTCGCGCCGAAAACAATACCAACCTGCCAGGTGTTAGGGTTTGAAACAAAAACGACCCCTGCCGCAGCATCGGCAGTACCCGTGGTCTGACCACCACCAGCACCGAGCTGAATGCCATAAACACCACCACCGACATTGGGGGCATACGGCGTAGACTGACCAATAGCCAACCCACCAAAATTGACCGCTTCAAGTTCCATGACGAACGTCGGTTGATAATTCACACCAGCCAGACGCCACGCCTCTCCATAATAAGCATAGGCTGTGGTCGTCGTGGGTGCAGATGTGTCATCAGCGACGCCCCATGACGCAATGCCGATCGTGCTTGGTTGAAACCCCAAAGTGTCTGGTGCCGTTTTTGCATCGGATGTCCGGGACGCTGCGACAAAGGCACTGTTCCCAAACTGGGCCACCGAAGCGCATTGCGCATCCTGCAACGCCCACGGACCAATCGAGGTGGCGCCCATTGTCTGGGACAACCACTCATTTTTGGATGCTGCCTCCCGATCGCTCAGCCCCGGATTAGCTGCAGCATCCCCAATCAGAACGCGATCAGCAAAACGACTGATCCTTGCTCCTTTGTCCTGATAGAATGCCCCACTTGGCTTGGAAACTGCTGGAGCGCCTGCAAGCTGGGAAGCCGTTGCGGTAACGGTTTGATGGCCGCTGGAATCTGCCAGCACCAGAACTTCATCACCCGTCAACGTTTCAAGCCGGGGGTATGTATTAAAAACAGGCATAGCCTTCCTTCTGCCCCGATACCGTTGGCAGGGGGCCTGTCTGGTCAGTTCTGAAGAACGTTGATCTGAATTGTGCCGACTGTCAGAGCCTGCTCGCCATTCGCAGCAATATCGGCTTGTCCACCATTCAGGCGGACATCCAGAACGGAGGTAACCGTCACGCCTGCCCCGACATATGCCAGATACGAAAGGCGGCTATAGGCATAACCTGAACCGACACCCGTGCCTGCGATATCTTCGCTCAGAGCCTTCTCAATCGCACTTGCGGCTTGCTGAACCATCATCGACATCGGCACGACGACTGTCATGGTCACGTTAACCGCGAGCGTCTGGGGCGGTTTGACCGCAAAACCCACACCCAAGGCCCGAACAGCATCCACAGCCTCATAAACCTGGGTCAAAAGCACATCCGAAGGCGAGCCACTTCCGTCATTCACAACAACCGTAAAATACCCGGTCTGCACAGTTCCATCAGCAGCAACGCCATCTCGCAGCGAACTCGATAATCCTGTCTGAACACCAGCAACCGCATTCCCGACGGCTGCTCTAGACGCCGAAACTTTTGCTGCCAGCCATAGAGGAAAGCGCGCACGAAGCTGCGCGTCTGTTTCCTGATCCGCACCGTTGAGAAAGGCGGCTGGGTTGGTAACGGTATCAATGCCGGAAATAGCTGTGCCCATCAGACAGAGCGCACCAACAGACACATTGCCACTTGACCCTGCAACCTGACATTGCACCGGAACCGATATGCTCTGCATATCCGCCTGCCGAACATACCCACCAGCAACGTCGGACCAGACAGGCAGATTACTGTCTTTAATCACTGAAAATGAGAGGCCAGAAACAGTGCGAACAATCGCTCCTGGTACAATGACTGCCGATTGCTGGGATGGCGAAAATGACATCATCGTCACCATCCCGGTAGATGCAGTTCCCGGCAAACGCGTCATTCCAAAATCTTCGACAAAACTATCGCAATCCTCAGCGGAGGAAGTTGCCAGACGTGTGCGAAGCAAGGTCTGTAAAACAAGATACTGCAGCCATAACCCTATGCCACCGACGCCTTCCATCAGTGCCCGAATAGGCGACCCAACGGAGGCATCCAGAAGCTGCGCACAGGAAGACTGCGCCGCCGCCACGGCGGTAGAAACCGTCGTAGCAAACGAGCGAAGAGAAAGAGACATTACGTCCTCCGGAAGCGCAGAACATCGCTCCACGCTTCTTGTTTAGGCGGAAAAATCCAGTGTTTGCTGTTGTCCTGTGTCAGCATCGATATAGGAAATATGGCACAGACAAAGACCGTCAGCGCCAGCGCTCACAGTCACATCAACGGAATGACCAGGATCAACTCCCGGATCCTTTAAAACTTGCACCCGAATGGCAGCCTGCATGACGGACGGGATAACAACCTCCCCAACCATACTTTGCAGGCCCACCCCATATTCCGGTTGCCAGATATAATCACCAGGATTGGTCAACAAACGCCTTAAGAGCCGCTGACGTGTTTCTTCAGCCCCGGAAATGACGTGTAAGCCGCCTTTACCCAGAAGCAGATCTCCCCCACACAAATGACTGATGGAACTCATCCAACAGGTCTCCCTGTCATCTGGCTGCCCATCAAATGTATGTGCTGCGCCAACGAGTGCTGATCCGTTTGAATATCGCCACCGGAAACCATCAGGCCAGTTGCCGAAAATACAGCCGTTAAGCCGCCTACACTCAGCGAGATACCATTCTCTGCGATATGTAGCTGCGAGTTTCCTGCCCCTAAAATGACCCCATCAGCACCAATTTGACACCAGCCTGCCTGAGAATTTACGTCACCAGTTTGGCTGGTCATTTCTTTTGGCGGAGCACCACATCCTGCCCTGATCAACATGGTTCCAGGTTGAATAGCCTGACCATCAAGGGGAGAAACGGGCGCGGTCACGACCGTATCAAACACAGCTCCAATAGCAATCAGATGCTCACCATCACCTTCAAGTGGTAACAGAGCAACGTGGGTGCCTGGTTCCGATGGACAGGATACACGCAGATTTCCGGCCTGCACGCCCGCCACATCTGGTATCCACCCCGTTTCCACATTATCGGGCTGAATACGAACCTTGATGGCATGGTTCACAGGGTCAACTGCTGACACAATTCCAAGAACAGCATGCGCACTTCTGTTTGCAAAAGCAGCAGCTACCATTCGCGTATCACTCATGCCCCACTTCCCCGGTTACGCAAAACCACATGCTGAATAAATCCATCATTCACGGAAAAACGGGAGACAACCTGATCCACACCCAGCGTCTGCTCCGTGGATCCCAATGAAATCTTTATAAATTGCCGTGGGCGCAGCCCAATAATACCGGGCATTGAAATCCGGGCAGACATTGCATGTGCAGAAATACGTTCATACTTCCCACGAGCCAGCCTTCGCAGATCTTCCAGACGACGGCCCGGCACACGAAAGCTATGAAGTGCCATCATCCCCGGCGGTGCATCCTGAAAGAATGTTTTGCCATCATAATAGACATGCGTGCTGCTCCGCTGTCGAGAATCCCAAGACGCCATATGCACCACAATGCCCGATAGCAATTGAAGATCTCGTGCAATATCTGTCTCAAATACGGCATTTCGAACATCAATAATTTCAGCCGCCTCGACATTCACCCTAAACGGCTGACAGACGAGCGTTCTTCCATCAGCATAAAGGTCGCACAATGCGTCCCTCGCAACTGTAAAGGCCAGATCTGCGGCCGTCTGAAAGCGATGCTGGGATAGTAGAGCCCCTCTTTTATGCTCTATTTGCCAAAACTGACCCATCATATGGTCAGAGCCATCATCAGGAAGAGCAATCCGGGTCTCAAGTGCCGCGCTTTTGGCAATATCCTGCAACAGATCAGAGCCCGTATGGTTCAACCAGGAATCCTGCACCCGAAGGTCTATAAGGGCAGCAAGAGCGTCCCGACACTCCATTTCGACCAGAGAATGCTCGTCAATACTCCGAACATGATCAACACGCCCTTGGAACAAAACAGTCCAGGGTCCTGAAGAAATTTTAAGGTCCCTGATTTCAACAGAAATCCATGGGCTTGAAAGTTCACCCTGTTCAAACCAGAACAATGCCTGTCTGATCGACTGTCTTTTTTTTGCGAACGTCAAAACTGCCGTATCGCAAGACTCATATCTGTTGGAGTCCAGTTCAAAACTTTTGAGCGCAAGATCCGGATTTTCTATCCCATCCCATAAAATTCGAACTTCAATCTGCCGTGCCGTCATCCTCCGGCCTCATCAGGAAGCCCAGATGAAAAAGTGAGGTCTTCCACCGGAATTTTCAGAGGCTGAACTGTTTCAATTCTGCTTAAATCTGGATCTGAAAGCCCATTACTCTGAGCAATTCTCCACCACTGGCAAGCATCACCCAGTTCACGCGCCGCAACATGAAAAAGCGAAATATCAGCAGCCGTTACAACAATATCTTTCATAATTCCTCACGCCTGCACCACCGGCAACTGCGTAGAAGCGCCTTGAGAGTCACTGATATAAGCCAGAGAACGATTCACCAGACCGCCAGTATCCGATGCCGCACTGTGCAAACCCGCGTTCCCGGCAACCACTCCCAGAGAAGACGTGTCCGCGATCGCTATACTTTCCAGATTTCTTCCCGTGCTATCCATGATGGACATCAATCCACTCCCTGCGGCCGTAAGCTGCTGGGATATGGCCGCCACGCTGGACGAAGTAGCCGCAAGATTAACACCACTCTGGCTCAGAACATTTGCCGTACCCAGTGCATCAATAACTCTGGCCGCACTTCCACCCGTTCCCACTAAAGTGGCCAACGGCATAAGCTGCCCAACGATGGAATTAACTTGCCCAGTCCCAGTAAAAATATCTTCCGAAATTTGCGAAACCATATCCGACACAGTGTTAAGACCTCTCTCGGTATCATTTCCGAGAATGCCTGAGAGTGACGTTTGATCTGTCGCTGAACCCCTGGTTTCTGCAGGCCTTTCCAACGTAAGTTCATATGAACAGACGGCCCCCTTCGCTTCATATGAATAAACAAAGCGAGCAATCCAGACATCACTTTCTATGCCTGCCGCGGAGAACGCTACAGGCTGGCCTGCAATGCGCATCCGCTCCACAGCCTGTGCCCGAGCCTGTGCATTCGGCCCTAAAAATCGCCCCCGTAATTCCAGTCGGCCAGGATCGTTTCCAAGCGTATCAACAACACGCCCACCTCCCGGCAGCCTGTGCACGACCATCATCTGATGGCCACCAACCTCAAGTCGATCAGGAACTTCAATGCCGCTCAGAACAAGTGAACCAAGCGTAACTGGAGCAGATGCGCCTAAACGACCAATGGAA